GTTTGCCAGGGTGTTTTCTGGTGCGCTGGATACGCGGGCATAGACCACGTAGGGCTTTGACACGTTGTTGGGCGCAACGTTCGGAAACACCCTTCCCCCGGCCACACCTGAGAGGGCCGAAAAAAGGTCTTGCTGAATCATTTTTTGAGTTCGCGTGCGGCTTGCTCAATGCGCTCAGCAAGCCGTGTCTTGATGGCCGTTAGCGCATCGTTTTTCTTCATGTCAAAAGCAGGCCGCAGAAACGGGCGCGCGGACATCTTTACGGTCCCAAACTCCACAAAGCGCCAGTACCAAGCGTCTTGCGAAAGGTTTCCCTTCTTGCCTTGCTTGCGGTACTTCTTGCCATGCCGAACGGTCACAAAGAAGGTCTGCTTGTTCTTGTTCGATAACTCAGGGATCTGTTTCAAAATCACCGAACGCTTCAAAGTACCTGGCGGAGGCTGGTTGGGTCCCAGATCGCCCGTGGCAACGGGTGCCTGCAACTTGGCTTCATCCCGAAGGACTTTGGCCCCGGCATAGACCGCTGCGCGCAGTCCGTTCTTGGCAACACGGTCAGGCAACTCTTTCAATGCCTTGGCCAGTGCATCAAGGCCTTCTATCTGAACGCTTTCGTACTTAGCCATCGTCTAGACCCTCAGAGGCCAGCAGCGTGACCAGCACGTTTCGCTCTTCATCGTTGAGAGCTGCGTGGATGTTGAAAATCCGCGATCGGTACATCGCCCGGTAGCCAGCAACCTGACGCGTATCAGCAAAGATGGCTTGGTAGCGCACAACGATTTGATGTGAGACCTCGCTTGCCATACGTTGCGCGCTTTCCAGTTCGCGGCCAGTCAAGGGTTGAATCTCAGCCCAGAACGAACCAAGGTCAGTCCATGTGCGAACTGGTCCGCCGTAGCTGTCTTGCACCGTGCTTTGCCGCTGCAAGGTAATGCGTCGATTCAACTGACCTGAACGAACCGGATTCATGCCATCACAACCTTGTACGGATCGAGCAGGCCGTCAATGAAGGGTAATGATTCGATGCGTCCTCGAGAGAGCGCAGCCACCTCTTCGCGATGCGCATACAAGCTGCCCACGCGCAGCTTGATCCAACTCTTGATACCTTCTGGAACTTGCGCAGCAGTACCGTACCCGGCGTCAAAAGTAACCGACACCGCTCCGATCTGAGGCAAGCAAATCGGCCATATCTGCCCGAACACCGGCGTGATTCGCGCGGGTTCACAGGCGGCATCGACCGTGTAGGTCAAAGCAGGCATCGTCTGATTCACAGAGCCCATGTCCAGGTAATTGATCGACACAACCGACTGCACCGGTGCTTTGGCCAACAGAATTGCATGGCCTGGCAAGGTGAAAGCCTGCCCCGCTGGCACACCCATCAGCGACGGTCCGGGGAAGCAGTCGAGCACTTGCCTCCAGCGGGCAGTGGTTAACTGCCTGCCAGTCAAGGTCTCGGCTGCCTGCCGGGCCGCAGTGATGAGTGAGGCGATCAGCATGTCGTCCTCGTCAAAGTCCACCCGCAGATGCAGCTTTGCCTCCAGAAGCGACACCGGCTCCTCTGTGGGTGGCGTGACGAGTTGGATGGGCATTTAGATGACCTGCACCACAGCCGCTTGGTTGGAAGCATCCGCAGGCGCAAAGCGTGGATTGAGGCCGAGCACCTGGGTCGAGGTCTGGCTTGCTGCCACGCCCACCGTGACTGACAGGCGAACAAAGCCAAAGCCGTTCACCGTATCGAGCTCCTCGGGCTTGACGTTGATCAAGGCCTGCTTGTTGTCACCAGTGGCTTTGACGATCTGGGTGATCGCCTTACCCGTGATGTCCTTGGCGCTGGTGCCGGTTGAATCAACCGCCTGCTGCAACTTTGCATCCACAGTGGCGCTGGTGCCCAGTACTCCGGTCTGCACCAGGGAGAGAAACCCGTGGTGGTTGGCCACAGAAATCCAGCCCGTAGTGACAGTTCCTGCCGCTTGCGCGGCAGGGTCGATGGTGGCGAGAACGGACAGCAGTTCGCTGCCTTTTGCGTTGGGAAACATAGTTTTCTCCTAAGGTTGGGGTCGGCTTAGCGCGCGCCCAGTTGGATAAAGGGCGACATCGTTGCGCTGCCTTTGGCAGGCGTGATGGGGCTGTTGAGCTTGGACTGGCCGTCCATGCGGAAGGTCGTGCGAAACGCTGTCAAGTCCGCATCGAAGTACAGGTGCATCGATGTGGCGGTCTGCATGCCACCCGCCTTGGTGATGGTCTGGTAGTACTTGAGGTCCACCAGCAAGATGTCGCCTTGGGCCGAGAAAGTGTTGGCGTGTTGAGACACAAACACAGGGCGACCCAGCAAGGTGCCGTAGGGCGAGACCTGCAAGCCCCCGACGGGCAGACCCGTGGGGATGTAGATCGGATAGTTGCCCAGAGTCAGCGTGAAGAGTGCGGGCAGCACATCGTTGTTCACGATCCAGACGGCATTGGCAAAGCTGCCCGAGGGCAAGCGCGCAATCATCTTGGCCAGGTTCTGAGGCACCAGCGTTTGCGTTGCTTGACCTGACTCCTTGGTCACGGTGACCGTCGCACCAGAGCTGAGCGCTCCCACAGGCACACCGTTGCCAGCACCAAAGAGGATGGACTCGTTGGTTTTCCAACGAATGGACAAAGCGACCTTCTCAGGCAGGTAGGTGGTCAGCGCATTCGCGTCGTCCAGCAGTTCGTCAGTGGTGGGTACCAGCGCCATCAGCTTTTTCAGGCGCAACGTGGCCAGGCCCAGCACCGGCTTGGATGCCACAGCCGAGGCCGCTTCACCCTGCCAATAGGCGCGGATACCGTTGGTGCCCCAAGGCGTAGTTTCGTCCTTGGGGAATGCCATGCTGTTGCCGCTAATCTCGACGTTATCGGTCATGGGCAGCAAAGAGTCCTCGCCCAAAGAGAGTTTGAAGATTTGCTGAGAGAACTGAGGCGGCACCAAAAAGCCGCCGTCTTGGCCCGAAGCCTCGTTGGCAAAGCTGCCGGGCGCTGCTGCACCACGGCCACCACCAATGAGCAAACGTTCATCGAGCGATTTGCCGGGCTTTTCTGCCTGGTACACCGCCTGCATGAACTCGCCCGCAGTGCGAAAGCCGTGCAAAGGATCGGCCTCGCGGTTGTCAGTGACAGTGATAAAAGCGCCAGCGCTTGAAGGGGCTTGTGCCATTTGCGCTTCTTCCGCGATCAGGCTTGCCTCACGGTCGATGGCGTTACTGGCAGCCTCAATACGGGTCTTGAGCGCATCGAAGGCCGTAGCCTCTTCATCATTCAGATCGCGGTTATCGGATGCGGCGCGGTCAGTGAGCGCGCGCGCTTCTTTGACCAGGGTAGATTTGCGAGCCTGCAGCTCGCGCAATTGCTTACTCATTTGGGGTTCTCCAAAATCAATGGACGTAAAAAAACCACCGGGTCTCAATTGACGAGGTGGTTGCTTGGGGTGCGGCCAACGGGCCGCTTCACTTTGCTGGCAGCCCTCTACGGAGTGCTGCCCGAAAAAAAGTCACATCAAGGCCAGCGAATTCCTCGCCTGGTTGAGCCGTGATGCATTGGGTTTGATTTGCGTTCGCGCATCGCGGCGCATCTTTTTGACGACATCGTCAAAGGTGGCTATGCCGTCGACCATGCTGCTAGCAAGTGCCGCGTCGGCTCCTAGAACTCGGCCCTGACCCATGCCATCTCGCACCTGAGAGATGGGTACACCTCTGCCCTTGGCCACAGCTTTGGTGAACGCGGCGTAATAGTCATCAACGCGGGACTGCATAAAGCCCTGGGCTTCTTCGTCCAAAGGTGCATATGGATTGCCCTCAACCTTGAACTTTCCCGCAGAGATGAGCGTAGTTTTGACACCGGCCTCGTCCATGGCCTTGCTGTAGTCCTGGTGCGCTTGCCACACCCCGATGGACCCCACTTCGCCGCCGGGTGTGACATAAAACTCAGATGCTGAGCAACCAATCCAGTAGGCTGCCGAAGCGGCAAGGCTGTTGGCGATGGCCACGACAGGCTTTTTGGCGCGGGCGCTGACAATTTCATCGGCCAGTTCCGCGACACCGTAAACACTGCCGCCGGGGCTGTCGATGTCGATCAGGATTTGAGAGACCGTCTCATCTTGGATAGCAGCGCGCAACATGTTTGAAAACTGCTGAGTGCTGGCAGTACCAGGACCGGATACATCGTCCACCATGTTGCCGCGCTGCGTCACGATGCCGTAAAGCGGAAGCACCGCAATGCCGCCACCAGAGTTGGACACGCTGGATTGGCGACGTGCATCTCTTGCGTTTCTGTCGGCTGCAATATTGCGCATCACCTCTTCGCTTGCGCGGGCATCCCCCGACCAGCGTGCGATGACAGCAGTGACTGCGTTCAGCCGTTCGGGCATCAATGCCCAGGGAGTTGCCAAATATTCGGCAACCAGTAATTGATGGTTCATGGTGTCATCCCCAGTGATTTAAGTGATTGGCACAGATGCGGTTCATCCATGGATACGCAGGCCTGCGCCCAGACACTCACCCGGTCCACTGGCACAGCCAGGGATTGCGCAATCAGTGCCAGATCTTTCTCGTCGACCCGACCGGCCCGAGCGATGCGCCTGGCCCAGCGTTCGGCACTTGAATCGATCAGGGCACGCAAGCGGGCAGCGGCTTCATCGGAGGGCTCAGTTGCTTCTTGCTCCGGGTCCTCCGCTTGTTCGGTATCAAGCGCCACATCCTCTGCTGTGCTTTCCTCGACCATATTGAGCGGGCGAAGTGGTTCGTCCAAGCCATCAAGCGGGTTGAGGTTCTCTGCAATGCGTGCTTCATTGCGTGTGAGCCAGCCGTTCTGAATACCGCTTTGGTAGAACGACGCACGGCTGGCGGCATCGCCGCGCATCAGGTTGGCGAAATCAAATTCGACCTCGATGTCGTCACCTTCGAGAAGCAACTCGGACTCGATGCTTGCTTCCCAGCGCTCAGCCCAGGGCGTCATGGTATGCATGACGAACTCAAGGCTTTGTTGCTCAATGTTGGAAAACGTCGCCCGGTCCAAATCGCCGATCATGTGAGGTGGCACTCGAAACAGCCTGGCAACATCAGTAATCTGAAACTTGCGCAGTTCCAGGAACTGGGCATCCTTGTTCGTAACACCCACTTCGTGAAACTTCATCCCGTTTTCAAGCACAAGGACCTTGCCCCGGTTGGCACCGGACTGTGCCTGCTGGTAGGACTCACGAAACACCTTCTTGGCTTCCGAGTCCTTGAAGGATCCCGGAAATTCAATCCAACCGCCGGTAGGCTTCGCATCGTTGGCAAAGAATCGCGCGCCGTAGTCCTGGGCGGCTAGTGCCATTCCGAGGTTTTCTCGGGCAAGCTCGATCGGACTCATGCCCAGCAAGCCATCGGAGGACAGGCCGCGCAAATGCCAAACCTCTCCGCGCGGCAAGATTGACTCATTGCCAAACCGGTCTGTAAACCGGTAACGGTATTCGCCAGAGGGCAGCAACTCCAACCGGATGCGGTCTGGATGAAGAGGCATCAACTCAACCACCTCGCCTTTGGCGTTGGTGATGATCTGGTTGTAGGCGTTGCCGCGCAGTGCGAGATGGCCTTGCAGCATCTCACGCCATTCAAACGGGTTTTGAAAACGGTTAGGCCGTTTGGCAAGTAAACGGAACAACCAGTGGTCGGTGACCTTGTCTTTGCCACCGTCGGCACGGCGTTGGTAGATGACCAGCGGAAGCGAAGCCATGGACTCCGACAAGACGCGTACGCAGGCATAGACCGTTGCAAGGCGAAGCGCGCTGTCGGGTGAGACGTGCATGCCGCTCCCAGTACGAGCGGAGACAGGCT